CGGGCATGGAGCGACTGCCCATGCTGAAGGCCCAGTATGACGAGGCTTGGGAGCTTGCAGCCTACGAAGACCATGAGAAAGCGGCCCTACGTTTGGTGCCGCGACAGACCTATATCGGGCGGTAGTCATGGGCAATAGATTCGCTTCTGGCAAGAATGCAATCTCCGAATGTGACCGCTGTGGCCAGCGGTTTAAGTTGAAGGTTCTTCGCACGGAAATTATCAAGACGAAGAACTACAATCTGCTAGTATGTCCAGCATGTTGGGACCCGGACCATCCTCAGCTACAGCTAGGTATGTTTCCTGTAGACGACCCGCAGGCTTTGCGCAACCCACGTCCTGACCGGAGCTATGTGGCTTCTGGATTGGACACCTTGGGTTACCCCAGTGGGGGTAGTAGGGACATCCAGTGGGGCTGGAATCCGGTTGGCGGAGCAGGCAGTACAGACGTGGGTTTGACCCCCAACTACTTGGTCGGAACTACGAGTGTTGGCACAGTTACAGTAACGGTTTCATAGGAGTCCATGATGGATACAAAGACAGTCAAACGCATCGCCGACACCGAGGCCAAGAAAATGGTCAAGGGACATGAGTCGCGTATGCACACCAAAAAGATGGCAAAGGGCGGTGTGACTACTGACCAAGCCATGAAATATGGTCGCAACTTGGCCCGCGCCAACAACCAGAAAACGGGGTAAATCATGGCATACAGTAGGAAACGCGGAGGCAAAGAAGTTGGCCAAGCCAGCGTCTACGCCAAGCCCCACACGATGGACGGCAAAGCAATGAAGATTGCTGCAAGTCCCGGCAAAGAACCCAACCGCAGCAAGCTGGACACGTCTGACATCAGTGTCGGCCAGTACAGCAAGTCCGCTGGGGACGAGCCCACTAAAACCGACGGCATCAAGGTACGCGGTACGGGTGCAGCTACTAAGGGGCTATACGCCCGAGGTCCGATGGCATGAACTATTCTGAGCTGTCTTCAGCGATACAGACCTACACGGAGAACAACTTTCCGGCGATTACACTCGCGGATGGGTCTACGGTCTCGTCTACAGCTCAGATTGACCGCTTCATTGAGCAGGCGGAACAGCGCATCTACAACTCGGTGCAGTTCCCCTCACTGCGCAAGAACCAGACAGGCGTAATCACGTCAGGCAACAAGTATCTGACAACCCCGAACGACTTCCTTGCGCCGTACTCCTTGGCTATCTACACCGATACCGGCCCGTTCACGTTCTTGTTGAACAAGGATGTGAACTTCATCCGTGAGGCGTATCCGACCCCTTCGGACACTGGGACACCCAAGTACTACGCTTTGTTCGGCCCCGCCGTCTCGGGCAGCACCATCACCACGGAGCTGACGTTCATTCTTGGCCCCACCCCGGATGCCGCCTACTCTGCGGAGCTGCACTACTACTATTTTCCTGAATCTATTACTACCGCTGGCACAACATGGCTGGGGGATAATTTTGATACGGTCTTACTTTATGGAAGTTTGGTTGAAGCCTATCAGTTTATGAAAGGTGAAGCCGACTTGCTTGCTATGTACGACATGAAGTATAAAGAAGCACTGGCCCTAGCTAAGCGCCTTGGTGATGGACTTGAGCGCAGCGATGCGTACCGAAGCGGGCAATACCGGGAAGCACCATTACCCCAGAACACCGGAATCCGATAGTGAAAACTTGTACCAAGTGCGCAACGAGCAAAGATTGTGGGCTGTTCCACAAGGACGCAACGCGCAAGGACGGCTACCGCAGTATCTGTAAAGCGTGTGTAGCGACTTACATGCAGGCGCAACATGTTAAAAATCAAGCGCACATCGTGGCAAAGGCCGTCAAATGGGTTGCAGAAAATCGCGCAAAGCACAACGCTAAATGCAACCAATGGGCCAGACAAAACGTAGCTAAAGTGAATGCAAGAACAGCGCGTAGGTACGCGGCTAAGACTCAGGCTACACCTAAATGGATGTCCCCTGACGACTACTGGATGATTGAGCAGGCATATGAACTTGCGGCTTTACGTACAAAAATGTTTGGGGTTCCTTGGGAGGTAGACCACATTGTCCCGTTAAGGGGTAAGAGTGTTTCAGGATTGCACACCCCTTGGAACCTACAAGTTGTCACTCAAGCAGAAAACCGCCGCAAGTCCAACAGCTTTGAGGTGACGGCATGAGCATTGTTCAAACGCAGACCACCAGCTTCAAGAAAGAGTTGTATCAGGGCATCCACGACCTGTCCACGGACACGATCTACATTGCCTTGTACACGGCTTCGGCAGACTTGAATGCGGCTACTACGGTGTACTCTGCTACCAATGAAGTGTCTGCTACAGGCTACACGGCGGGCGGTCAGGTATTGACTGGGGTAGCTATTAGTACGGATGGATATACAGCCTATGTTAACTGGAGCAATGTGTCTTGGACTTCTGCTCTTACCGCTCGGTGCGCACTGATTTACAACGTGACCCAAGGTAATAAATCAGTGGCTGTGTTGGACTTCGGTTCTGACAAAACGTCAACCACCACGTTTACAATTACGATGCCCTCCAACACCTCAACCACTGCACTTATTAGGAGTTCAAATTGATCGTTACTACTACCAAAGGCGATATGGATGACTCCCTGCTTGTCAAACAAGAAGGCACCATAGATAATGAGAATGAACTTACAGTGTGGACTGAATACTGGCTAGATGGCGAGCTTGTCCATCGCTCCGCACACGTTACCCTAAAACAAATGCCCGTTTTTGCGGGTGGCGATACCGCTTCTTTCTAAGGAAATATCATGGCAAACACCCAATCAATGTGCACTTCGTTCCTTGGCGAACTGATGACTGCAACCCACAATTTTGGCGCTTCACCTATTCGTGCAGCAGCTACTGCTGACACGTTTAAAGCTGCGTTATATTTAGCATCTGCAACGCTTAATGCTTCCACTACGGTTTACTCTGCTACCGGTGAAGTATCTGGTACAAACTACTCGGCAGGTGGCGTAACAATCACAAATGCAACTGCTCCAACTTCAACCAATGCGTCTGCAACGGCAGGTGTTGGTTATTGGACTCCCTCTGCGTCTATTGTGTACACAACCGTTACGTTGACAAGTTCGTTTGACACGGTGTTTATCTATAACTCTACGCAGTCAAACAAGGCTGTTAGCGTTCATACGTTTACTGCTCAGACCATTACTGCTGGCACGTTTACACTGACCATGCCATCCAACACCACGACAACAGCATTGTTGCGTTTGGCTACAACCTAATAGCGGGGCGCGGCTAATAGCCGTGTAGGCCATGTTCGGAATTTCCCCGTTCGCCGGAGCCCCCTTTGGAGGTACGGGGAGTACTACTTCTGCCCCTACTCAGGGGTGGGGTTTTGGTACGTGGGGTTCTGGGCCTTGGGGCGTTTCAGATATATCTGTAGCGTTAACTGGGGTACAAGCATCAGGACAGGTCGGCACAGAAACAAGTGGAATTAGTCTCGCACTTAGTGGGGTATCCGCTTCTGGAAACACAGGAACAGTAACAACATCACAGGTTATATCTGTTGCTCTTAGTGGGGTATTAACTTCTGGAAATGTTGGAACGGTAACTACTTCTGCCGCAGTTTCAAATGCGTTAACGGGGGTACAAGCATCGGGTAATGTTGGAACAGTAACAACATCTGCGGCGGTATCCCAAGCACTAACTGGTGTATCGGCATCTGGTAGTGTAGGGATAGTAAACACAGGTGGAATTTCTGTAGTTTTAACTGGCGTATCAGCCGCAAGTAACGTAGGAACATTAACTGCTTCTGCTGCAGTTTCAAGCGCATTAACTGGAGTACAAGCATCTGGTAGTGTTGGAACAGTAACTACTTCAGCTACGGCTTCACAGGCATTAACTGGAGTTAGTGCAGTAGGATTAGCTGGGTCAGTAACTGCATTTACTGAGATATCTCAAGCGCTTACCGGGGTATCTACATCTGGGTCAGTTGGGTCTGTAACCACATCGTTTGTTATATCCCAAGCATTAACTGGGGTGCAAGCTGCCGGCAGTATAGGATCGGTAGGTACTACAGCGGCTTCGTCCCAAGCCTTAACCGGGGTGCAGGCCAATGGGTTTGTGGGTACAGTAGCACCAGTTAGAATATTTGAAGTTGCGCTGACAGGTGTGGTTGCCTCCGGAGCAGTGGGGGATGTCTCCAGAGAAGTTGCAATTTCGTTGACCGGAGTCTCAGCATCTGCCCTTGCGGGAACCGTAGGAACAAGTCAAAATATCACCAGAGCGCTTACTGGTGTACAAGCTAACGGGCAAGTTAACGATGTCTACCCACCGTGGGCAGTAATTGATGATAGCCAAAACCCAGATTGGCAAGCCATATCCAATGCGCAAACTGCTGCTTGGCAAGCCATATCCGATGCGCAAACTGCTAGTTGGCAATTAATTAACACGTAGGTATATGTATGGCACTTATTATTGCTGATCGGGTACAGGAAACCACAACCGTTACCGGCACTGGGACAGCTACGCTTCTTGGTGCAGCTACAGGATTCCAAAGCTTTGCGGCTATTGGCGACGGTAACTCAACTTACTATACGATTGCAGGACAGAGCGGATCAGAGTGGGAAGTTGGTATTGGGACGTATACTGCATCCGGTACAACGCTATCGCGCACAACTGTTTTGGCATCCAGTAATTCTAATTCACTTGTTACTTTTTCTGCTGGTACTAAGAATGTGTTTGTGACTTACCCCGCAGCAAGAGCAGTTCCTTTTAACCGGGCGATTGTTATGTCGCTTGTTTTTGGATATTAATTATGGCAAATCCTAATTTAATTAACGCAAGTTCAATTTACGGCAGCACGAGCTATTTAATTCCCAGCACAACAGCAGCAACAACATGGACTGCTCTTACCCCCGCCACTGGGACAGTAAATAAGATTGACAATATTGTTGCTTCAAATGTAACCGCATCCGTTGCAACTGTAACCGTATCAATTAATAGTGCTGCTGCTGGGGCTGGAACGGCATACAGGCTTGTTTATCAAGTTCCTGTTCCGGTAAATGCTTCAATTGTTGTGGCAGATAAAAGCACAGCTTTTTATCTTGGAGAAGCGCAATCCATTGTGGTAACGGTAGGAACGTCTTCTGCAATTGAATTAACAGCATCTTATGAGGCGATTACCTAATGTCTACTAGGTATAAAGGTTCTTTAATGTCCGCTACGGCGGCAACAACTAGCACATCTGGGGCTACTGGAATCTGGCGTTCTAATGAAGTAATGCAGGCACTTAATAGTACTACTTGGCCTAAAACTGGAGTTTTTGTAGATTATTTAGTAGTTGCTGCTGGCGGTGGGGGAGGGTATGCCGCTAGTGGTTCTGGTGCCGCAGGCGGCGGCGCTGGTGGCGGTGTATTAACTTCTTCTAACTTCATTTTCATCCAAGGCGTTACATACGCAATTACCGTAGGTGCTTTTGGTGCTGGGTCAGCAACAACCGTAAACGGCGGTTCTGGAAGCCCTTCTAGCATTTCCGGGACAGGAATAACTACTATTTCTGCAACTGGTGGTGGCGGTGGTGGCTATGTAACAGGAACTACAGGTTTAGCAGGTTCTGCTGGTGGTTCCGGTGGTGGCGGTGGTGGAGACAATACTGGCGGCGCAGGAGGAGCTGGAACTGCTGGACAAGGCTTTAATGGTGGTGCTGGCTACACAGGAACATCTTCTCCTTTTGCTTACGGAGGAGGTGGAGGCGGTGGCGCCGGTAATGTAGGCTCCAACGGAACAGCCTCTGTTGGTGGT